CAAGTTTTTCTGGACTCATTCCAGAAGCAGCCGCTCCCCTGTTTAACTGGGCCATAGCCGCAGCATCAGAAGATTTCCTCTGTTGTTCTGCCACTCCTGCAAGCATTCTTCTATTCTGGTCATACAACGGTGAGCTTGTTGGGTCCATAGCCTGTTGTGCTAGTCCACCAATTTGCTGACCAATGCCAGCCTGTTGTTGTCTCAACGTGTCTACACCAGACCTTAAACCAGCCACATCACCTTCGTACCCACCAACACGACCAGTCACTCCAGACATTTGATCGCCATACTGAGTACCTAGCTTTTGAGCCTCACCAGCAAGATCCTGCATTGCACCACGTTCTTTGCTTAAATCAAACTGGTCACCTAACGTCCCGAATTTATCAGAGTAAGCATCGAACTTGTCAACGTATCCCTGACGAGCAGAGTCTCTTTGTGTTTGTAAAGCCTCGTCTGCGGCTGTCTTTTTCATCGCTTCAAGGTCTACTTTACCCATAAGGCCAAACCGTTCCATGGCCTGCTCTCGTGTCATTTGTGAACCTCCTTGTTGCCCGCCACTGCCACCGTCGCCACCACCACCACTAGAATGATCATGGATTGGGTTGTCTAAACCTGCGGATGCCGCTGTTCCGTAATCTCTTCTCTCTGTACCGCTTTCAACCGTTTTCGCTCCTTGACCACGCATAACAGCCATTGGTGCTGCAACAGCTTTGGGCTCAGTTCCCTTCTGAATATAGGTCTCTTCGTTCAGTCCCTTTTTGATCATCTGGTCTAAGAATCCACCCTTTTTTCGCTCATGTATGGGTTGCTTCATAGCATTCAGCGCACCCATCTCGGCCTTGTTGACCATAACCGGGTAGTGCTTTTCCTTGACACCCTTAAACTTGGTGCCCTTGGACTTCGCTATAACGTCCTTAACCTTCATCCTCATCGGTGATAACTGTGCCTGTGCCATTAAACCTCCGTCTGTGGCTGTTCTCTATCTGTCAATGTAATATCGCTTTCAAAACTAGCAACCTCTCCAGTCCCATCAGATTGTATCCATTGCAGGATCTGACCTCGTGCGCTAGATGGAAGATATTCTTTTTCTGTCTTAAAAGCATCCTCGTTGTATTTGTCCTTGCCGTATCTATATTCTGCTAGTAATTTTCCATCTAAAAATACCTCAAGTTCAAGCGGCCCTTGGTGTGTGACCTGTATCTCACTGTGCTCTCTTTCTCCTTTAAAGAACCTACTAGGCAGAGCCCTAATCCTATTACTAAGAACCTGTGCATCCACAGTTGAGTCTATTACTTGTTTTAACTGCGGCACCCAACCATAAGCAAGAGGTGGAAAATAAACTCTCCTGGTGTCAATTTTTCTACTTCCCCTCGGTGTTAGCGTAACCGAAGACTCATCTGAATTATTAGGAGACTTCTCTACTTCATCCACATATAGCTGTAACTGAACAGTACCTGTAAAAGTAACCTCATAGAAATGATATAGTTGCTGATCAGAAAATTCTACATCTGGTATCGTCTCAAACTGGTATGTCAAAGATTCTTGAAACGAACTTTGAAGTTGAGGCGTATACCCTATTCCTCCTGGAGGCAGACAAACCCTCCTGTTTTTCATGACGTTATGTGCTGGTAAAACCAAGTTTTCCACAAGAGGCACACCGTCAACTGAAACCGATATAGTAGGCTGTCCTTTGTATCTAAGATTTACAGCTTGAACTATTTGCCTCATGCGCTCTCCAGAACTACTATTCTGTTTGCTAGATTGGCAATTGTTTGTTCAAGGTCCTCTATCTTCTGATTAGCTACTCTAATGTTTTCTTCTTGCACTCTAAAAGTTTCTTTTATTAACTCATCCTCAACTGCGAGATAACCGTCGTATTCAGGCTGTCTAGCCATTATATTGCCTGTGAATCGTAGGAAAAGTTTATAACCCTTCCAAATTCTTCCCCGTTGTTTTCTCTAACAAAAGGAACTATTCCAGTTGACATAGCGGGAAAATATATTTTAGCTTCTCCTATCACCCCTGCTGGTGATGTCAATGTTTGTGATATTTTACTATCACCATCAACAGAAAGATTAACAGTTGGTGTACCTGTGTACTGAATCTGTGCGCTGTTAAATAATCTATCTGTTAGTTGATCTGTAAAGTCAAAATTAACTGTTATTCTATTTACTATACCCTCGCATGAAGAGAGTTGTATCTGAATAAGATTCCCTCTTCTAGGCACAGAAACATATAAGGTCCTATCGTAATCAACCACTGCGTTTGTTATTGTGAAAGTATCGGTTGTCGCACCATCTACAATTACATTAACAGTACCCTTAAAGTCAGTCGCTGATATATTGACTCCGTAGTAAACTTTTTCTCTGTTAATATCACCACCAACAAAACCTCTTGTCTTTGCAGTAAAAGCTTGCCTGCTCCCATCTGGATAACCAGGCCTACCATTAGGACTGTAAAGAGTGTTTACAGCACCACGATAAAACAAGGTGTTTGAGGTCATACTTGTTCTTGTCAACTTTGGCGGTGACTGCCTAATGTCATACTTATATCCATTGCCTGTGCTACCTAACAAATAAAAAACATCCTCAAAAAACCCAGCACAATTATTTGAGTTTGTTGAGTCTGGAGGGGTAAAAGAATCTAACGTGTTGTGGGACATTCTTTGTATGCTCTTACCATCATAAAAACAAATTCCATTGTGCGAAGCAAACAACAGACCCTGTTGGTATCTTGTCACGCACTTATGAAGGCCTACTGGCACTCCTTCTGTCGTTGGTATTTGTATTCTTTTTAAGTTCTTAGGGTCAGTCCCAAAGACTCTGTATATTCCATAGTTTGTGAACACAACCAACTCAGCACCTAAAGAATCTAAAGCTGTTACCTCCTGGTCAAAATCTACAAAAGCTGTCTCAGGCCAACTATTAGCATTACCATATTCTGACACAAATACTCTTGTTCCTTTTGCAGCGTAAAAAAGATTTCCAGATTCTGTTAAAAACTTGAGTGATCTTTCTGGTTCATTATTTTCGCTAATAGGTTGTATATCAATTAGTGAGTCAGAAGAAGTAAAATCAACATAGGCGTAAGTATCTGCATTAGCAACATTACTCGCGTGGTGAGTAAATGCTCTTAAAACATATTCTCTTTCTATTCTTTCTCCAGGTATCCTTACCCAAACAAAAATATCAGCATAGTGACTTGTTCCACTCCCGGTAAGCTGGAAGCTAATACTGCCACTATTAGGACTTCTAAAATCTGTCTGTCCAGTTCTAGTTGTTGCCACTGATGTTCCATCTGCATTTGTCCAACTATAAGTTGCTCCAGATCCATGGAAAACATACCAAGCCACTCTGTATTGATGAGTGTTTGTAGCGGAGGCCAGTGATACCGTCAGATTGTTTCCAGCCCCAGTTGTCGTTATGGTTGTTCCATCAAAGTAAAGATTAGCAACTCTTTTTACTACACTAGAAGAACCACCCACCCTGTACAAAGCATGTCTACCTAGCTTGTCATTAGTTGACGTTGATACAGTAGTACCCGATATGCTGACATACTGGGGGAGATTGTTATTGCTTGATCCAGTTGGAAAATAAGTCGCTGATATTTTTGAGTCTGTTAGTTCAGACATTGAAGACTCAACTCCTGTTGAATCATAATGGGCTAACCCATATTGAAAAGGGACTGCATAACTTTGGGCATACCAGGCATCTGAGTGAAATGTATCTCTATTAGATTGTGACCCAAGGGTAGCATCTTGTGAAAAGGTTATAACTGGATCTGGTGGTAATGTTGTAACCCTAAAGCCCTCAGATATATCCCCGTCTAAAAACCTTGATATAATAGGTTTTATTGTGACAGACACACTGCTTTGTGTTTGTTCTACAGGGTTGTTGATCTCTACCCTGTTATTTACGGTGTCTATTGATTTAATAAAAGAATTAGTCACAATGCCCGTCCCGTCTAAAATATCACCCACCTGTAACTTGAATGTGTCTGCTCCTGTATCAATATTTAAAACACTGCCACCTATCCCGCTCGTATGATTGTAAGATGCTGTTATTGTGAAATCTGATCGAGAAATGTATAAATCTTTATTGTATTCCACAAAAGAGTTTGCCCCAAATACGCCACGACTACTCTCAAAAACTTCAACCGTCACACCATCTGCGATTGTTATTGTTGAGTTGGTCCCAATAGATAAAATACTGAAATAGTTTGCATTCGATGAGATAGTTTGTGTTGTACTGCTTGAGGAATATGGCCAATCAATAACGGCAACCGCAAAAGTGAACCCACCACTATCAACCCATGTGTCACCTTCCTCGTAGTAGTATTCCTGAAAACCACCAGGGGCCATTCCGTAATCACCACGCAAATCCCCATAAGAAAGATCAACGTCAGTTAATTCTGTGGCTTGGTTCTCTGGAATCAGGTGGGACGGATACCTTGTGTTAAGTCCCCCAGAGAAATTGTTCTGGGTCTCTTGAGGCATCTATGTTTTTATAATGTAGTTTACAGTTAGGTAGGGCTGTAAATTATTGTGGGCAGCACCCGATCCTGTGTTACCAGTAACTGCGGTGCCAGAAGCTCCAGTGGTTCCACTAATACTATGAGTGTGGTCCTGATTAGCGTCGGCTGTCATGTAACCATCGCCAGGAGGCCAAAGAATTTCTGCTAAGCCTCCACTGTGAAGGTCTTGTACAGAATTTATTGAGCGGGTGTTATGTTGGTGACTTTGACTCTGTCCACCTGATGTTGCACTAAAAGTGTGAGTGTGAGATGGTCCAGTATGATTATGTTGAGCTAATTCATTAGTTGTTAGCTGATGAGTATCCGCACCTCCAGATGAGCCGATAGCTTTTGCTCCCCTGTTAGTTAGAGAACTAGAAGCATTTACTCCTATAGGAACACGCCCTCTCATGTCTGGGACATTAAATGTCGTAGTGGCACCAGACTGATCTGTCACTCCAGCATTGAATGCTGTACCACCATAAGTGTTTGATACTACCGCATGTAATGCTCTAAACGTGTATGTATTAAGAGTTTGAAAGTTACAGAATTTCCATCCAGCAGGCTCGCTCGTACCGCCATACATTCTGATCTCACCAGTCAACCCAGAAAAATTCGCACTCCCCGATGCCGTTGCGGTTATTGTCAATGTGTCAGAGGAGGCGTTTCCTATTGTTGTATTTCCATTGGCAACAAAATTGTTAGCTACCGTAACATGACCAGAAGTATCTACAGTAATTGCATTTACACTACCACCTGAGTTTTTGAGTAAAAGTGGCTGCCCTGAAGTGGGCTGTATAGTGGGAGATGTTACAGTCGTAAAAGTTCCAGCAGCAGAGGTAGACCCACCAATTGTGGTATTGTCAATGGCACCACCATTAATATCAACCGTTGGAAACGATGTTTGCCCAGATGAGTCTAGTGTCTGGTTTGCAGTTCCAGAATTAGATGGATGCGTTACCGTGTCTAACTTAATCGTTCTAGCCATTATTCCTCCAGGCCAGGAAGATATTCAACCCGACCATCAATTCTTTTTGCGGTTAATACTTCACCTTTGTTATCGCCTCCAGCATCAAAGCTACAGTGTACCCAGCCTGAATTTGGCCCCTCGTCTTTGTTGTAAAATTCAAGGATTAATTGTTTAAATTCAAGATGGTCTTTTATGTATTTTGCCAACTCAATGTTACTTACTTCCTCACTCTTTACCTCAAAATCTGCCGCTCTTCCATGACAATGATCTGAGGTTTTACTACCTCCAATCAATGTATTCAAGGCTTCGGCTCTTAGCCCTGAACTAACTGATATTACACCGTATTTATCTCTTACGGGTTGTAATACCTGTTGACAAAGTGCGGTTAGATTAACAAGTTGTTCTTCATTAGGAAGATTATTTATCCCGTTTCTAATCGCAGTTTGCGAGTAAGTTAGTTCTTTGAGAGAAAAGTTTTTACTTAGTTTCAATACTTATCCCTTTTTTGCATGTGGTATCCAGGCATTGCCGCCATAGGGTCTTTCTTTTTACCGTGAGCCATGACTGCCATTTTAGGTTTCTTCCCCATTCCACCACCATACATAACGGCTTTTGGCTTTTTCTTTTTACCCATGCCATAAGCCATAGTTGCCGTTGGCTCTTTTTCATTGGCTCTGGTTTTCTTCATGCGCTGTTGCATAGTCATACCGCTCTTGGCTTCGTCAAGGCGACCTACCATGCTTTTCTTTTCGTACTCACGCATAGCCTTAAAGTCTGCACCTGTGATTTTATTTGTAGGGGCAGCCTTACTAGCTATCTTTTTTTGTTTAGGTGTCAGACTAGACATGTTACTCCTTTTCTTTGCCCAGGCGTTTGCCTCGGCTTCAGTATTAAAAACTTTAAGGGTTTTACCCTTGTTAGGACCTACCGATGGTTGTACATGGTACTTACCGTCGATCTCGTAAGTCTTTGTGAGCTCGTGCATTTAATTGTCATCTATCCAATTTAACGCTTCAGCCTCAGTATCAAATTCACCAAGAGTTTCACCCAACCATGGTTTCTCTAATTCTTTACCGTCTGCATCTTGCCACTTCTTTACAAACCATTTGTTTTCTATCCGCAGTACGATACGGTCGCCAAACTTCTGTCCACTCATCTTAACTCTTTTTGTTCTTCTGACAGAACGATCTAGCGGCTTCCTCGCTACCAAATCCCCATGCCTTCAGAGCTAATGCCTTCCTTGTCGGCTTGCCATTCTTGTCCTTCATCGGACCCTTCATCCCGGCAAACCTACACGCAAATGAAACTCTTCTGGGGTTTGTTCCAGACTTCACTGGTGCTTTTAAATTGCTACCTTGTGCTTTAGCTGATGCTCTACCTTTAGCGTTCAATCCACCTTTGGGATTTTGCCCTTCCTTGCGTGTCCAGGCAGGAGTCATGACTGGTGTGGTCAGTCCTCTTTTCTCTAGCATCCCAACGGTTGCAACACTTACCGGGCTTTTCTTTTTAGATGTCTTCTGACTACGCGCAATTGCTTCATCAGTAGGAGCCCCCTTAGATCCGGGGGTCCTCATCTTCTCACCGCTACCCGCTTTTATCCTCTTGCGTTTAGCATGGATATTAGCCCAAAGTCCGTCGCTCATCCGAACATATCCTTGACAGATTTGAAATCATTGTCAGGCATAGCTTCAATTACAGCATCTAAAGTCTTCTGCCCACTCTCATCAAGGTTTTCAGCTATTGCTTCTTGAACCTGTGAACCTATTAAATTTTGAGCCTCACTGACTACCAGATTCTTGATGACATTGATTAGCATTGCTTCCAGCATAATTTATTCCTTATTTTCGGATGATTCAGGTTCAGTTGGGGGGACTTTATTATCTCCTCCAATAGTTTCATGTGAGCTTTCAAACCAGTGTTTTCCTAGCATTCCAAGAATTGGCAGGAAGGCCCCAAACCCTAAATTAATGAGGTCCTTGCTGGATTGCGTTAGCTCTTCAGTTCGCTGTACCATCGTGTAGATTAGCCAACCGAATAAACCAAAAGCCAAAAGGCTTATGATTAACCTTGCCCAAAACCTAAGTTTCTGTATCTGAACATCAGGGTCATCCCTGAATTTTTTCTTAGGCTCTGGATCTGTTCTTGTAATCTTTTCTATCGTCTCTGCCATTACTTCCTGCTAGTTAATTCCTTGATTGCTAACGTGTTAGCTTCCAAGGCCAGTTTGATTTGTAATATAGCATCACTGCTTTTCTCGATCATGTCGAGCAACCGAGCATCATGCTCTTCGTCTTTTTTCCAGAACTCCTCTCGTTCTGATTTTGCTAATTCACTTTGGTATCTAATAAACCAAAATGCGGCGATGATGACACAAGCAGGTATGCCCAGGTCCATCACCATTTGATATAAATCTGGCATGTTTGTCGTCTCTGCTACGGGTGCTGGGTAACTATAATATTGTGCATCAGCCGGGTTCATGTGGTGTCCACTCATATTGATGTTGGCTCCGGTACTGCCTGCGTTGATCTTTGGTCACAAGCTATTGATGCTTCAGTAAAAAAACGAGTCAAATTGTCTGTGTCTGCCTCTTTATAAAATTTAGAGGAATATGCTTCCCTGCTTTTGTCAATCACACAATCACAATGCTCCATGTGAAAAGGGGGTGGAAAGTGTGGTGCAGACCTCATCCTGCTTTGATAGCAAATATGCCACATCCCTCGTATTTGTGCTGTTGTATGGTCCCCTGAGTATTTAGGCCTAACATGGAGAATCTTATCGCTAGAGCACGATATAAGAATAAATAAGGGCAGTATAAAAACTAAGTGCTTCATGGCTTGGGGTATTTCTTCTTAATATCAGCGACTCTTTTCTGCCAAGCCTCCAGCCCGTTTTCTGTAATGTATTCTAATTGCTCATGCGGTAATCCATATTCTAAACCCCTTTTCCATTTGTAAGTCTCTAAATTTTCTTCAGGCTTATTGGAACCTTCTTCTTCGTGTTTATGCTCTTCTTCCGGGGGGCTTTCAGGAAGCTCAGGCTTCTCCGGCATAGGAGGCTGTTTTACTTCAGGGGTTGGTACTTTGACAATGTCTGCAAGCACCCATTTACCTCCATCCCATTTACATGTCTTTTTAGCTGGGTCAAATTTGGGGGGCTTTGTATCTACAGTATTAGCAGGTATGTGGAAAACCCCTGGCTCTAACGGAGACTCCCAGGCAATGTCCTCAAAGCCGTTGCTTATAACCCAAACTTTTTTGCTTTTTGCCATATTAAAACCTTATGAAATATGATACACCCCTGTTGTACATTCTTACCTCAGTTCCACCCTGGTTAGAGATGCTTACGCTAGTTGACGAAGAAGCAGATGCACTAATAGAGTGACTGTGGTTTCCACTTGTGCTCACTGTATAAGTTTGGTTTGGTGACCCTGAACTCGTATGATAAGGATACCCGGCACCTCCTGCATGGGACGCTTGGAAGTTAAAAGTGTGATTATGATTTCCCGCTGTGTTTGTAGAACCAGAAACAGAGGTTGAAGTTGATGCTCCTGCACTATGATCGTGTGAAGCATTTTCATCATTTTGGTAGGCACCTACATTAGGACCAGTATAATCACTATCAACTCCTGCTGTCCCAGTCCCCCTTAAAACCGCACCCCTTAAATCAGGTACGTTGAAAGTAGAAGATCCATCGCCCCCACCCCAGGTTGTGCCTATAGCACTGAACAAAGCTGAGTATGTAGACCTGGACACTGCGGCTCCATTACATGCCAGAAACCCTGTGGGCGTAGAAGAGTGAGCAAACGGAGCAATCATACCGACCAAAGTAGAAGAAGACTGAGCTCCAATATCACTCAAGGTTTCTGAGGCAGTCCTTCCTTCTATCGCTGTTCCGTCTACACGCAAGAAGTCATTATCAGCCACGTTTGCGTTAGCAGCTAAAACATTGGTATTACTAATGCCTGTTGTGATGGTTGCTTGCTTTGCGTTTAGCTGAGTCTGTACATTTGACCCAACCCCATCCAGATAATCAAACTCTGTAGACGTTACACCTGTAGCCCTTAAATCCTTGGCGTAGTTCAGGTCATTCGCATCACCTGTGAAACCATCTAGCTTATCAAACTCAGTTGCCGTTACACCGCTTGCTTTTAAATCTTTAGCATAATTTAAGTCAGTATGATCGCCTGTGTATCCGTCTAACTTATTAAGCTCAGCAGGTGTCGATGTTACTTGACCTAAGTCTGCAACTTCTCTCGCTCTACTCATTTAGATTCTCTTAAATCCTTTGTATATAAGATAAGCAGCAATACCAATTCCTATAACCATGCCCCACTCTACAAAGTGAAACACTGCATGTTCCTGAACCACCATTGTTGCTTCGTGTGCGTATGCCATATCTTCCTATTAGTTATGGTTAAAGTTCCTTGTTTATGAACTCTAAGATTTTTTTCTTAAAGTTCTTTTTGGCAAACAGATCATAGTAGTAAGACAAAACAGATGTGGTCTTGCTTGCATACTTGTGATCTTTGACAACCATTAATTCCTTTGTAAAGTCAGACAACTCTTTTGATATTGTGAAATATCTAAAATCTATTTTTTCTTTGGTCCTAAATCTTAGGTTCATTAATATGTCTTCTATTGAAAACTGTAATGAACAATTCCTTTCTTTTAGGTGAAATGCACAATCCAAAGGTCTATACCATTTTCCAATATCAAAAACTCCAGGTATTAAATTTGCCTTGTTGACAAAATCATTTGATTCCATGAAAGCAGGATAGACTTCCATTTCAAGGCTTTTCGCATCAGTGAAAAAGATGTAATCCGTAGGCCAAGAGAACAAGGCACTCTCCATATTACGGACCAACAATCTTTGTAAAAACTCTTCTGTGTAATCACGGGAATTAATCTTTCCTTCATTTAGGTTGAAGTCTATACGATAATCGTAGTAGCTTTTTAACCCATACAGATTGTTAAAAAAGTTTCTTACTGATGGACATCTCTTGTATCCATCTGCCTGCTCAGCAGGATACTTTTCAAAAAAATGGTTCTGTAACTGAACCGGCTCTTCTGCCCTTAAAGCAGAAGGTGAGTCATAATGGTTGCATGACCAATAGACTGTTATCATTTGCGTCTCCTACTAGGTTTTTATGCAGTATTGCACCCCCCTGTTATAAGGTCTAGCTTCTGTCGTCCCTGCGTTATTAATAGTAAGTGAGTGATTGTGGTCACTTTCTGCACTAATGCTATGAGTGTGACTGCTTGAGTTGTTTATGGAAAGACTGTGACTGTGGTTTCCAGAACCTCCAGTTGTATAACTCGCGCCACCTCTTGAGTCTGAGTACCAAACTCTTCCACCGTTAGTTTGCCACGTTGAAGATGTGTAATATGAGTGAGTGTGACTTCCTGTGGTGTTTGTACTACCAGAGTGATTATGCACTCCATCACTGCCTGTATTACCGCTGTGACTGTGGCCCCCTGCGTTAGCCGCAGATCCTGTATGGTTGTGCTCTGCGTTTGCATCATCCTGATACGCACCAACATTTGGTCCCACATAGTCTGAATCAACTCCAGCAGTTCCAGTACCTCTCAGGAAAGCACCCCTCAAGTCAGGAAGATTAAAGGTGCTTGATCCGTCGCCTGCCCCCCATGTTGTGCTAAGAACACCAAATAAATCAGAATAGGTTGACCTAGATACTGCACTCCCGTTACAGACCAACCAACCAGTAGGAGCAGATGACATACCAAATGGGGCAATCATCCCCGCAGGCATCGTTCTTCCACCATCAATGATAGCTTGCTTCTGGGCAGCAGAGGTTGTGAGGGTCCCACTTGAAACATCCAGGGTTCCTGAACCTGGGCCTGCTTGAACAATGGTTTGTTTCTGGGCTGTAGAAGTAGTGAGCGTACCACTTGAAACATCGAGTGTTCCACTACCAGGACCTGCTTGGACAATGGTCTGCTTTTGTGCAGTAGAAGTGGTTAGTGTCCCAGCACTTACATTGAGAGTTTTACTGGAACCCACGGTAATATCAGTACCATCAATAGTTCCAGCATCTATATCCACCTTGGATATGTTTACTTCACCAGAACCTTTTGGGCTGAGAGTTAAATCAATGTTTGTATCGTCACCCGTGACAGAAATTGTTGGGGCATTACCTGTTGCCGCATTAGCTAATGTAAACTCATTTACCGCACTTCCTGTTGATGTGATCTTGAATAGTTCCAGACCATTAGCATCCAAGAACTCACCACCATTTACTCGCAAGTCTCCTGTGACAGTAATGTTGCCATTGAATGTTCCCCCGGCTGATGCTGAAACTGCATCGGCAGCTTGGAAAGATTTCCAGGCTATTATTACTAGCTCGTCACTAGCAACCGCTCCAGAACCAAGAACAATTGATGTTCCATTGGTTGCTGTCATGTCTGAAGCGTCAAGCCTGACACCATTTAAAAAGACATGTACGTTACTAACCGTATAACTTAAAGTCGCTCCGTTTGCATCAGTCCCGGTAAATGTGGTTTGCCCTCCACTTGCCACATACTTATATTCTACAAATGAAGCAGATCCAGCCGCAGAAGCTGCAATCCAGTTACCACCATCGTAGATTCTCATCTCGTTGTCGGTGGTGTTGAAATACAACATTCCTGTAGTTAAAGCATCACCATCGTTGTCTGTTCCAGGTCCGTCTTTTGTTCCGTTAAATGCTCCGTATACCCCATGTCCTGTAAATGTCAAAGATACAGCAGACCCAGCCGCCGACATGTTTTCACTTATGACAATAGTTGAACCATCAATAGATAGGATATTTGCATCTGCAGGAATTCCTGTGCCAGTAACCTCTTGGCCTACTTCTATTGTTCCTGATGTACTTGCTAATGTTATGCTTGAAGAATTTATAGCCCAGGTACCGTTGGCAGAACCACTAGATGCTGTGGCCCCATCAGCCATTGACCCGAGATAGGTATCAGCAAAATTATCGTAAACCTGTGATACTGCCGCCGCAGAATTCTTAGCGGCTATTGCAGATGCAGAGGCTGCGTTTGCGTGATAGAGAGCGGAGTACCCAGAATTATCAACAGTACCTGATGTATATGTAGCCCAATCCTTTGAAGAGCCCTCTCCTGACTGGCCTCTTCCCAGAACTCCAACAGCCCACTCCTTAGCAGACATGTCTCCAGTAGAAGCCCCTGTTACATCAGCATTAAACTGAGTCGCCCAGTTCTTTGCAGATCCACCCGTTCCAGACTGAGAGCCTTGAGCATATTCTTTTGCAGAGAATGTTGTGTCAACTGCCGCACTCGTGTCCTGTGCCCATTCTTTAGCAGAACCACCAGTAGCGGTTGTTCCCTGAGCGTATTCTTTTGCAGAGTATTCTGAACTAGCAACGGCAGATCCTGTTACCGTAGCCCATTCTTTGGCTGAACCATCGGCTGGTGCTGTGCCTCCAGTTTCCACCGCCCATGATCTTGCAGATTTATCACCAGAGCTTGCACCCGTGACATCAGCACCTACTTGTTGTGCCCAGTTTTTAGCTGAGCCCCCTGTGCTTCCTTGGGTTCCTTGAGCAAATTCTTTTGAGGAATAAGTTGATCCGTCTACCGTGCCACTGGTGTATTGTGCCCAGTCTTTAGAAGCACCGCCTAATGTAGACCCTGTCATAGACGCTCCCTGCGCCCATGCTTTTGCGGATCTGTCATTTGTGCCTGCTCCGTTTACCTGATCAGCATCCTGGGCCCAAGACTTAGCAGATCCTCCAGTAGATCCCTGTGTTCCTTGTGCATATTCCTTGGATGAATATTCAGATGTGTCAACGGTACCAGAGGTTTCAATAGCCCATTCCTTGGCGGCACCTTTAGATGATGTATCTGTAACACCTGTACCACCAACCGCCCAGGCTTTAGCTGAACCATCAGACGACGCTACGATTGCATTTGTTTTAGTAGCCCAGTCCTTCGCTGATCCAATATTGTTTGCTGTGTTCTGAGCCCAGGCTTTGGCAGAATAGTCTGAAGATGCAACTTGCGCTGATCCTGCCTTTACAGCCCAGTCTTTTGCCGAGCCTATATTGTTAGAATCATCCTGCGCGTATGCTTTTGCTGAGTATCCTTGGCCTGATGCGACTTCTGCACTTCCTGCATTCGTTGCCCATTCTTTAGATGCTCCTGAAGGAACAGTTGTCCCTATAGCCCACTCTTTTGCAGAATAATCACTGGTATCAACGGCACCGCCAGTAGTGGTTGCCCACTCTTTAGCGGCACCCCTTGATGCGGTTGTTGTGACCCCAGTACCGCCAACTGCCCAAGCCTTACTGCTGTAATCAGAACCTGTTACTGCTCCATTTACTTTGAGTGCGTATGATTTTGAACTGGTTGCAGTTGTACCAAGAGCATATTCTTTTGCTGAGTATTCACTTGTGTCAACCGCTCCACCTGTGGTAGTCGCCCACTCTTTTGCCGCACCTTTGCTTGCAGTGGTTGTTACACCAGATCCGCCTATTGCCCACGCTTTTGAGGAATGATCAGCAGTATCTACAGACCCATTTGTTTTCGTCGCCCATTCTTTGGATGCCCCCTTGCTTGCGGTGCCTGTGACACCAGTGCCTCCTACAGCCCATGCCTTAGAAGAGTGTCCTGATGTATCAACCGCTCCGGTTGTTAATGTTGCCCATTCTTTAGCCGCACCACGAGAGGCTGTTCCTGTTACCTCTGTTCCACCAATAGCCCAAGCTTTTGCACTGTAACCAACATCTGAGGCGTTAGCATCATTAGTGACTGCATCGGTTGTAAGAACCGCCCAGTCCTGAGCCTTTTGTGAATAATGCAATGAGGAATAACCTTGGTTCCCCATTGAATCAGTTATTTGGGTGTGTTTTGCTGTAATAGCCCAGTTCATAGCATCACCGGCTGGTATAAATACAGTCCAGTGTGTTACCCCACCATCAACCGGGTTAGCTGGTGTTATAGAACCACTCGTATGAGAGACATCACAAAAATATAATCCTCCATTTGAAAAAAGGACTACATCCCTATATTGATAGGCTGTGGCTGTTGCCCAAGAGCCCTCCCAGTTTAATCCAGCTACACCAGCCGGACCTGGGGTTTTGACTGTGACTTTATTTGCGGCCATTACTTAGTTACTTCTCTTATAAGTTTTACGACTCCACGAATAATTTTGGTGACCTCCCCCGTACCAGCCACAATTTCTAAATCATAAACAGCATGGTCAAAATCTAAAGATCCTGTTTCTGTACCAGATAAACTTAAACTTATATTAGGATCTGTCTGGGCTAATGCTATTCTACCATTTCCCGTGTTTAATGTTATGTAAGCATCGGTTGATTCTGTTGAGTCTTTTATCTTCATCTCAGCAGAAGCATATACAGACAGGTCTATTGTCGCACCTTCTGTATCTTCATAGTTTACATTAAGAGCCCAGTTTGCACCCTGTTCTATTTCTATATCGTAGTATCCAGCCGACATTACTGTCCCCCTCTTAATTCAGTCAAAACAGAAAAAGGCATTGTTCCTTTAGCACAACCACATGGTTCTTCTTTTGTACACTTACAAGGATCACATGTGCATCCTGGGCATTCACAATTTGGATTATCGCATGTCTTCATGTAGTCTCTGTAATCTCCATCAATAAAGGACATCCACAAGTTCCCATTTATTTTTACTGCAAAAGGCATTCATAAGTATCTATTAACCACCATGGAACCTCTGTTTCTTCCTTCTGATATTGAGCCACTACTCATACCCTCTTGTCTCAAGGCTAATTGAGCCTGCTCTAAAAATTTACCACGATACATCTGTGCTTTTTCTACGTTCTGTACTTTCCCTTCTTTCATCCAGCATCTTTCTATAGTTCCGTACACAAGTGCTTCATGCCAGTAAAGATTGACTGCTGGCTCTGTTGTATCGGTTGCTAGGCCAGTTGCTTTCGGGACCCCTCTTACTTTTAATTTAAGGAAAACCTTGGCTGTTGCATCTTTGTCCTCATACAAGTCAATGTCAGCTTTTGGTAAAGGATATATCCTGAACGTAGAAGATGTGCGATTGTTAAATATAACTGCTTCTATTGGCCCGTGCTGTTCTCGCCATTTTGGTGTGTTGTCTACGTTGTTTACGGCTGATGAAAAAGCATTTGGATGGAACCCCATGCTTGACTCAAGATTGTAATGTCTTGACCCACGACTAGATGCGGCAGCATTGAGTTGGGATTCTGTGTATATAGCGAGCTCTCTGCCATTTATGCTGACAGAATTAATCTCTGCTATTGTAGATGGGATTGTATAGATAGGGCCAATTCTGAAAACAGAAACGGAAGAATCGCTTACAGCAGAACCGAAGTTCACCTTGTAAGTGATAGTTGTTGTGGATGGGACAAGTATATTGAAGGGCCCATTGTATTCATTGGGGCCTGCTCCAGACACAACAAGAGCATCTCCCTCTGAATAACCGTGGGCACTAGAAAAAGTTATTGTAGCGGTCTTACCATCAACTGAGAGCGTACCTGTTTTGGTCGCCTCTCCAAGGCTTGTCGTACTACCCGGATTGGTGGCATCTCCTTCAACCTGTGGATGTCTCGCAATCCTTGTAAATTCAATAAGGGCATCGTCGATAAACCTGTTTATTTCACGGTCGCTCCAATGTCTGTTTTCTTCATCCTGTAATGCTGTTTCTACTCTTTCGCGTATTTCTTTGCGATTCATCAATCCTGGTCAAGTTCAATGACCTCATGACGCTCACGGGAGTCTTCTAACTCGTTTACAGAAATTTCGCCACCTTCCATATCTTTACCAGCTTTCTTGCCAGTTTTTGGCCACTTAACAACTCT